TACCGAGGAATCTCCGCTTTCCATACCGCAATCAATGACGCAACCGATATTCACGAAATCGTAGGCTTCGAGAAGATGTCGGCCAAGGTTGCTTCTAGCCAGAGTGCAATCATAAAGCGGAACAACAACAATGCTTCCGATCTCTCCTCGCTTACAAACGATCAAGACATCAACGGAAGCCCAATCAAACTAGAAGCGATTGAGTCTGGCAAAATCTCCTACCTAGAACCGGGTGAGGACATCGTGTTCCCAGATGGGCCGAGCCGACCAAGTGGAGCGTTTGCAGAGTTCCACAAGATTCTTTTAAGGAACATTTGTATGGGTGTTGGCATCCCTTACAGCTTCGCCGTAGACCCTTCTGCTATGAGTGGCCCGACAGCCCGCCTTGAGATGCAACAAGCAGGGAGAACCTTTCGCAGATACCAGAAGCTACTTGATGATAAAGTTCTTCGCCCAATTAAGAACATCGTTATTGCTGATGGAGTTGCAAGAGGATTGATCGAGAACAATGTTGGAAGCAGAACAACTAGGGGCATTTTCAATTTCGGAGCTAATGTCTCTATTGATTTAGGCAGAGAATCCGCTTCCGCAATCTCCGAGTTCAAGACTGGCCTTCGCACCGCCGCCGACATCTACGCCGAGCGAGGCCAAGACTTTGAAAGTGCTATGCGACAAAGGGCTATTGAGGCGAAGCTAGTTAAGGATTTGGCAGGGGAATACGAAGTTTCAGCCGACACGATTTCCGATATTGCTATGCAGGGCTTACAGCGAGAAACCCAAGTTCAGACAGCACAGAAGCCAACCGATCAACCCCAAGGACAAGAGGGCGATATGGATATGCTTGGTACGGCCTCTCTCAATGGGGCACAAGTTGCTTCGCTTATCAATGTTATCAATGCCGTGGCTATGGGTGCAGTTTCCAAGGAGGGTGCAGTATCTATTATCACAGCCGCCTTCCCGACCATCAGCCCAGACCAAGCAAGGGCAATCATCGCTGGGGTCAATGTTGGCACAACTATTCCTACGACCAAGGAGGAGAAACAGCAGATTACAAAAGACCAAGGCGGGGATGCTTCGGGAGGCTCAACACCCCCAGCCCCAGAACCTACTACGCCCCCGACCGCCCCCGCTGGCACTTCTCAAAAAAAAAGTAGTTTAGAGATTTTAGAAAGCCTCGACCCCGCATCTATCAAGATGCTGATTGAGGGTATGATGGGTGGTATTGAGTTGGCAAAGTATGATGGAATTGATTTTACGCCACCGCAAGGGGCTAGGGATGCCGCCAAAAGAGCCTTGGATGTGCGGGAAGGCAAACCAGCCAGCCAACGAGGGATGACCCCAGTAGGCATCGCTAGAGCTAGGGATTTGATGAATGGCGTTAAGCTATCTCCCGACACAGTAAGGCGAATGCTCAACTTCCTAGCTCGCCACGAAGTAGACAAGAAGGGTGCAACTTGGGATGAGCAGGGTAAGGGCTGGCAAGCGTGGCACGGATGGGGTGGCGATGCTGGCTATGCTTGGGCAAGGAAAGTGGTAGGCCAGATGGAGTCGAGAGAAAAAAAAACTGAATTTGTAGCAGGTAGGGATTGTGGACAAGACGATGGAGGAACTTTCGGGCCAGATAACAAGTGTGCCGTAGGATATGGCAGACCCCCACTCAAGGGAGGCTACACCCCAACCAGACCCGGTGGGAAGTTCCCCAAGGATTACAAGAGATCAACACCGCAGGGTAAGACGGAAAAGCCGAAAGAAGATGTAAAAAAAGACAAGGCTAGTAGTAAGGCTAAAATCATTGAGAAAATGAAGAGTGGTGGGCTTACTAATGTTGAACTACCAGCCGATAATGATACGGCGTTGAGAATAGGCAAATCATACGATCTCTTGAGGGAAAGGGGTTATGACATTCCCCCGCCGAGAGAAATAAAAGTGGCCTCACTAGAGGGAGAAACACTTGCTCAAGCACAATCATCCTTTATTCTTGGTCAAGTAGCCGATCAAAATATAACCTTTAACTCAAGATTCGATAAGACTGGGGCGGGAGGATTTGAACAAACAGTAAAAAAATCAGTAGAGCAGGGGTGGTTTCAAACAGATGATCTTTTGTCTCACGAATACGGACACACCCTGCACCAAAAGCAAATTGGGTACAAAGAAGCAAGCTCGCTTATAAAAGAAAAGTTTGGCCGTGGTGGCGAAGGAATGAAGAATAGCCAGATAGCGGGAAGGGTGAGCGATTACGCCACAACAAATCCAATGGAGTTTGTTGCAGAGGTTTTTGCTGGACACATCAATGGCAAGAAATACGATGCAGATGTGATGGAATTATACAAGAAATACAAAGGCCCAGAACTAAAATGATAATTCCTAAAGACTTATTCAACGCAGATAAGTATGACAAGCAGTTTGAGAAATATCTAAAGGGCTTATATGGCATACAAGACACAGAAGAAAAAAGCGAACTCGAAGAACTAGCAGAACCATCTTGCCCAATCGCAACCCAAGACATCAAAACAAATCTAGCCAATAGGCAGACAGCGGTAGACGATGCGAACTACGGCCCAGCTAATCCCAACGAACCCAACGAGGACTACTGGAAGGCCAAGGCAGATGAGTTCCAAGGCGATGTAGGCACGGCAAAGAAGATGCTTTGTGGTAATTGTGCGGCCTTCGATCAGAGAAGCAAAGTTCTAGGGTGCATTAAGAAGGGCATTGGCGAGGACGCAAACGAGGTAGCCATTGGTGGCGATCTTGGTTACTGCGAGATATTTGATTTTAAGTGTGCGGCCAAAAGGACTTGTGACGCTTGGATTGTTGGCGGGCCGATTACAGATAAGAAAGAAGAACTTGCCCGACCAGTAAGCCAAACCCCTGCCCCTCCCAAGGAACGAATAAAAGGCTCAAAGGAGAACCCCGAAGGCACAGCATCGACCAGAAGCAAATCCGGCGACATTGAGATTTCAGCCGAGAACGAGGAGGCATTGAAGAACAAGATTTCGGAGTTCAAGGACAAGCACCCCTCAAGGAAAGCCCCTAGCCTTGGAGCATTGAAGAAAGTGTTTCGCAGGGGGGCGGGTGCGTTCTCGACTAGCTTTAGGCCAACGATTACCGGGGGAAAGCCCAACTCACGCAACGCTTGGGCGATGGCTAGGGTGAACAAGTTTCTCAAGATGGCTGGCGGGGGAGAGGTTAAGAAGTCATACCGAGCGGCAGACGGCGACCTCCTTTGACATAATCTAGGCATTTATGCCTTTACCCCTACCTTCCGCTGACGAATCCGAGCAAGACTTTGTATCCCGCTTTATGGGGGATGAGCAAGCTATTAGCGACTTTCCAGACGAACAACAGAGGGCGGCGGTTGCCTATTCCACTTATAGGGATGAGGAGATGGAGGAAATGGAACTAGGGGGAGTTTCAATTTTGGAGGTGGGAGAGGCCAAGGGACACGACCTTTTCGTGGATAAGATCAGCCTAGAAACCGCCCTCAAGCTTATGCAGAGTGCCAAGAATGGAACTAAGGCAAAGATGAATCACGGCTCTGGATTGGAGGCGGTTGTCGGCTTTTTAAGGAATCCCCGCATCGATGGGGATAAGCTAGTGGCCGACCTCCGCCTACTCCGCAACTCTCCCCACTACGGCCTAATCAAAGAGATGGCATCCGAAGCCCCAGACCAGTTTGGGGTTTCATTGGCTTTTGTGAATGAGTCCGAGACCATCAACGGAAAGGACTACATTCGCCCCCAGAGCATCGCCTCTGCTGATTTGGTTTCCAGCCCAGCCGCCACGAATGGATTATTCGAGGAGATGGTGAAGTTTATGGAAAAGCTGGGATATGTAACCGGAGGAAAGACAATCCCAGCCGTAGTTAAACAAGCCGTGGAGGAAGCTCCACTTGACAAAAAGGACAAAACAAATATGGAAAACAATTATATGAAAGATATCGAGGACATCAAGGTTCGCTTGGCGGCCATTGAAGATTCGATGAAACCCAAAGAAGAAATGAAAAAAGAGGAGATGGCTGAAGATAAGAAGCCCTCCGAGACTCCCGCCCCTACTCCCGAAGTATCCGTTGAGATTGAGCCTTCTGAAAAAGAGGACACCAAGGAAGAGATGAGCGAAGTCGTGAAGAAAGTTCTCACCGAGTTCGGCATTAAGCCCATCTCCGCTTCGCCAGTTGTCGAAGCCCCTGCGAAGGTTGAACCCAAAACTTTTGAAGCACTCGTGGCCGCCCACAGCGATTACGGAACTTCAAAGCTCAAGGCTATGCAAGCCGTGATGCTATCTAACCCCACAGAATATGCCGAGGCCAAAAGCCGTGGCATCGTCAAAATCTAACAAAAGGATAAAAGAAAATGTCTACTCAAGTTGATGGTAATTTTCGCACATTCGGTTCGGCCTCCGCTATTTCGGCAGGTCGATTCATTCAGCCCGATACCACCACGGCTGGCTTTGTGAATGTAGCTGTAACTGGTGCAACCAAAGCTATCGGCGTAACTCAAGAAGATGTTGCGGCTGGTGGATTCGTTGCTTGTAAGTTGTTTCACCCGACCTTCTTCGCAACCGTCTCTGGCGTTGCGGCAGTTGGCGACACATTGAAGTTTGATGCTTCTGGCCTATGCACCACCCTAGCGGCGAATCTGGTGACGGCTGGTATTGCACTCGAAGCGGCGACAAGTTCGTCTGCTATCATCGAGATTGCAATTCCGATGTTCTAAACAACAACAACAACAAACAAAGAAAGAATAATATAAAATGAGCTTTATTTCTGGTGGCACGACCATTCGTGCTGATATTAACCAAGCCCTCATCGAATCTCCCGCAGAGATCGGCTTGATCGGTGCGGAAGTTCTCCCTCTCTTGCCCGTTCCGGCAAAGAGCGGAACTTACCTCAAAGTGCAGACGGCTGATGCCGCTCTGTTAGATGCCGATGCGGCGAAGCGTACTGCTGGTTCTGAATACGCACGAGCGGCAAGAAAATTCACCTCTGATAATTACGATTGTATTGAAACTGGCTTGGAGGAATTGCTTGACGATTCCTTCCGTGCTGATGCTAACCGCTTCTTCCAAATCGAAGCCGAAACAGCGAGGTTCTTGCTCCGACAAGTTAAGCTCTCCCACGAAAAGCGGGTGGCTGATTTGTTGTTCGCAACAACGACTCCTTTCACCACGGCTGATTTAAGCCCCACGGCTTCATACATCGAAGGCAACTTGGCAACCATCAACGCCCCTGCGGATGTTGCGGCTGGCAAGCTCGCTCTCAATCGTTTGGGTTATGCGGCCAATGCGGTCATTATGTCGGCCAATGTGTACGAGCGGGTTCGTCGTACCACCCTCCTACAAAATCAGTTCTACGGAGTTGTGTCGAATACTGGTGGTCGCTTGCTCGATGAAGCACAGATTGCCGAAGCGTTCGGTGTGGATAAAGTCTACATCGGTCGTGCGGCCATCAACTCTGCCAACAAGAACAAGCCTTACTCTGGTTCGTTCATCGTTCCAGACACCAAGATCGTTGTTGCCAATGTTTCGACTGGTCAGTTCACCGCTGGTGGATTGGGTCGCACCTTGGTCTGGTCGGAAGATGCCCCCGGTGGTTTCGTCTCCGAAAGCTATCGTGACGAAGCTCGTCGCTCCAATGTTCTCCGTGTTCGTATGAACACAGCGGAGAAAGTCATTGATGCGAACGCCGCCGTCCGTATCACCACGACATACAGCTAAAGATTGGTTGGTTGTTTCCTCCGAAGAAGGGGGAGCAGGGGAAACCTTGCTCCTCCTTTTTCTTTTTGACATTAGGATAATAAAACTATGGCAGACCTTACAAATTCCGAACCTTACTACGACCAGATTTCCCACGCCGCCAGACCCGGCACAAGGTATGTGGTCACAACTGGAACAGCAATCACAACCCCCAACGAGTTCGCTGGGATTTATGTGGTTTCAGACGCAAAGTTTGCAAGCATCTCCTCTGCTGTAACTGGCTTTTCGAGCCTTGCTAATGCTACTGCGGCCTCTGCTTCTACCATTAACGCAGGGATTTATCTTGCTGGCACTTGCACAGCATTCTCTATTCATAGCGGAATTGTTCTTGGCATCGGTGACTAAAAGTCGGTAAGGTAAATCCTTATGATGATTAAGGGTGGCATTCGGATTGGTGGTTTGGGAATATCTGGATATGATGCAGATGCCGCCGCCTTTTTCGATAGAGCAGGGGTTACAGATAACACCGCCAAAGTGCAGATCAATGGATTTGTGAAGGGTATGAAAGACCTCGGCCTCTACAATAGT